ATATGATAATTATTAAAAAAAAGTGTATACCATTTAGGGCCATAATATTCTTCTAGTAATTTTAATTTTTTTTTATTAAGAATATTTAGACTGTTAAAAAAGTCTTTTTTTTGAATATTTAAAAGTATTTTATTAATGTTCTCATCAACTAGTTGACCAATGAATATGTATATTCTAAATTGTATTCTTTTATTATTATTTTTAAACTTATGAATAATTTTTATAGGATCTTTCATTGTGCTATATACTTTATGAGAAAATTAGATTTTTAAAACAATTATTTTTTAATATAATATATTTGAAGTAATTACCATTCCACAATATTCTGTTGGATTTTGTGAATATTTTACAGGTTCATATAATTTTAATTTGATAGCTTCTTCTGTTAAAAATTTAAATATGCTATTGTATAATGGGGTATGTCCGATTTCGGGACATGCTAAATGTCCCATTTCATGTATTGCTACATACATTATTGTATTAATTTTATGATTTTTATTAGATTTTCTACTTTTTAAACAAAATACAATTTCTTCTCCTTTATTGACACTATAAGATGTTAAATCTTTATTATCACTATTTTCATAAATAGTTGTTCTTGATTTATTGAAATTAGTTTCTAATAATTTAATATATTTTTTCATATCTGGATAATTTTCTATATTTTTTATTAAATGATTTCTTAAATTATACATATTTAAAATAATTTTTTCTAATAAAATAGCAGATTCTTTTTTATTTTTATCATTTTTTACTAAATATTTTATTCCTGTATTACTAGATTCTACATATTTCAAATTTGATTTATTAAGAAAAATAAATATATATAATAATACTATTATGAATGTTAATATAATTGTATTTTTCATTTATATTAGGTTAGATTTTAAATATAAAATGTTTAAAAAACTATATTAAAAAATATTTTCTCTATTACTTATATGGGTAATAAATCATCTAAAAATAATTTAGATACTATTAATTGGAATAATATTAATACCGATGATGTTAGCTCATCTATTCATTATCTTAAAGGTATTGATGAAGATGCAAAAAAATTAGTTTCTCGTCTTAGGACAAATAATAAGTATGAAAATGAAATAACTAATAATAACAACAATAATTTATACATTAGTAGAAGTAATAATAATAAAAATGAAAGTGATTATTCAAAAACATCACCATTTATTAGTTCTGAAATGTATCATTATTTGATTGAAAATTCATCAGAAAATAAATTAAAAAAACAAAAAGGAGGTGCTGGTGAAACATCTACTACTGATGATAAAACTATTACATCTGTAGATTCTAATGTTGATTTGGATGCAGCAACAGAAATAGATTCTAAAATGTCAATTAAATCAGGATCTGAGGAAGAAACTACTGATGATGATGAAATAAAAGCAACTGATAATGATGATATTGAAGAATTAAATGATGATGAAGATGGTGATATAACTATGGATTTAGTTCATGATGAAGAAAAAAATAAAGATGAAGAAGACGAAGACGAAGATGAAGACGATGAAGACGATGATGATATGGAAGAAATGGCAGGTGGTGGTGCAGGTTACACTTCTTCATCTGCACATACAAGTGAGTCATCACATTACGATACAACTATTTCAGTAGGAAATAATAGAGTATTATCTGATTCAATTAGAACAAGTGATATTAACATGGTATCTATTGAAAACTAATTATTTTACAAATAAATACAAGTATTTATTTGAAAAATATTAATATTGATTTGCTAATAATTTATAGTAATTAAATTTATAATTATTTTGCATAATTCTTATATTTTGTTTATATTTTTTAGTATTATTATGATTATTTATATTATATTTAGTAATTATATTAAGTTTATTATTTACATTTAATTGAATTCTGATTAATGTTTCATTTTTCTTTTCTTTAAAAATCCAGCTAGTTAAATGTCTTCCATAATTAAAACCATCATTTGCTTCCATACAGCTACACCAAATATTATCATAACTTATAGCTTTCATAGTAATAATATTATTACCTTTGGGAACATTTATATATTCACTTAAGTAAGTAAAAACATTAGAGGTAGAATTTTTTGTGAATAATATATTATTATTTAACAATATATATATTTGATACTTTCCAGGTTTATTATGATATTTTTTTAGATTTAGCATTGTTGATATTTTTATTTTATGATTTTTATTTTGATAATAATTAATTTTTTCTAATTCTATAAATTTATTTTTTTTTATTAATTTTGTTTTTAATTTACTATTGGATTTTATAATTCTTCCTTTTTCTATTATTTTATTAAAATAAATATTATCATCATTTGATATTTCATATTTACCCTTTTTTAATCCAATTGAAAATAATCCTTCATAATTTGGTAATAATGAAGATTCTCTAAATCTAATTTTATCCAGATAAATTGATGATGGAAATTTTTGAATATTTTTATATTTTAAAGTTAATATTGATTCTTCATTAATATTTATTAATTCACTATTAGAATATAGAATTAAATTAAATAAATTTATAATATTAAATATTAGTTTTAACATTTAATATTTAATTATAACTATTTTTTAAGTGTAATTAACATTTATTTTTAGCTGTTTGTTCACTTAGTTTTAATAATTGATCAACATAAGTTTCTTTACTTTTGTCTAGTTTTCCAAGTGCATTATTTAATGCTGTACAAATTGCACTCGAACCAGATGATTTAGTAGAAGTTTTTGCACTTGATGCAACTCCTGTTCTTAAACCTACACTAGGTGGTTTTCCTTGGAATTTAGCATCTCTTGAAAAATCTATTTTAGCAGTAGATTTATCACTTGAACCATATACAGCTGTTGGTTTTCCATTTACAAACTTTACACCAGTAACTTTACCTTTACCAAAAGTTGTAAATCTTTTATCTTGTTTTTCTATAGCAGTAGCTCCTCTTTTCTTAACGAAGTTTTTATGTTCTGGACATGTGTATGAAGCATTACTATTTGGATTAGGATTTCTATGACACTGTGCACATTTTACAAATTGAGCTTCTTGTTGCGCTGTTCTTTGTGGTGGTGGTATTTTAGCATGTGGACATTCTCCAAAAGGATGACCAAACTTTTCCTTTTTATTTGATTTCATAACCATTAACAAAATCAATAAGATAACTAATAGCATAGTTGTATCCATGATTATATATATATATTTAGAAATTAAAATTTTTTAATATATTTTTTTTTATAAAATAATATCTTCTTCTAATTTTTTCTTCTTTTTTTTACTTTTAACCTTTTTACAAAATTGTAAAATATTAGTTCTTCCTTTCTTTTCATTTTCACATCTAATTTTTATATCTTCAAACATTTCATCGGCTCCTTTAACAACTAAGTTCAAAAATTGTAAAGCAGGTTTCATTATTTGATTTGTTGTATAAAATAGATAATCTAATTCTAAATCGTTTTGTTTAATATACTCAGGTGTTTCAATTCTATCACCTTGTAATGTAGCTTTTGTTTCATTCTCAATTTTAACAGCTGCATATTGTATTCTATCACCAGATTGAGGTTTATTACCTGGATTTCTAACACCTATTCTTTCTGCTAAGACAACATGTGCTATTCTCGACCAATCTTTATATGATTCTTTTGATTTTAATGTTTTACTAGTTAAGAAATATTTAATATCATAATAACCTGCAAACATTTTATCTAGACATTCTTTAGTAAAATTTAATGCCTTAATTGGATCTTTATCAATTAAAAGTCTATTAATTATACCACCACATACTTCTTTTACTATTGGAGCATTATCTCTTCTTTTTAACACTAAACCCATAACATCTTTCTTAAATTTATCATGATCAAATTCATATTTATGTCCGGCATATCTTTTTTTAGTTAATTGTAAAAATGGCCAGAATGTTTTTTCATATTCACATACTTGTGGATAAGGTAATCTACTTTGAAGTAAATGATCAGATATAATACCCATTTCCATAGTTAATTTTAGTGATCTTTTATCAGTAATAATTGTACCACCTTTAAAGAATTTTACTTTAAATTTTTTCTTTCCTTTTGAAATATTCCAATATGGTTGAATATATTTATCAGATAAATTTTCTTGTATAAATTTTTTGATTACATTTTCATGTTGTTTTTTATTATCATAAGAAACTTCTTCTGCAATTAATCTCATTTTTTCTATCTGACTATTTCCCATATTCCAAAGTTTTACTTCTACAGCATCTAAAAAAGTTTCTTCATCTCGGAAATTTCTAATAAATATATCTTGTAAAGTCCATAACCATGGCAAATAACTTTCTTCCATATATTCTTTTATAAATTGTTTGAATCTTTCTTCATCTGGTAATAAATCTTTATGGTGTGTAGGTTTTGGTAAAACTTTTGGTCCTTCTGGTATTTCTAATTTATTAATATTTTTATAATTATAATGTTCATTATGTAATTCTTTCCATAAGTAAGAATATTCTATTGGTATAAATGGTTCCATTAATACTTTTGAAAATTTAATTATCTCTTTCCATAATTCCAATGATTCTTCCTTTCCTAATTTACTAGAATTTTCCCTAAATCTATATGAACTAAATATACTGTCCGTATCTCCGTATCTAATGATTGGATGGAAGATAATACCATTTAATTTTACATTAATATATTCTTTTATTTGTTCAACTAATTTTTCATTATCTCTATCTTTTAATTCAGAGTCAAGTATAAATTTAACTTTCTTATTTTTATTTTTTTTATAAGCTTCTCTAAGTCCATTAACAATCCAAGGTAAGAATTCTTCATCATTCTTTTTTGCAGCAATTAGTTGTTCTCTTCCAGTTGATGTTGTACAAGCAGCAATATCTCTCATTACTATTTGTGATGTGCTAGCACCTAATTGACCATAAATAGAATTCATAAGTAATTTAATAGCTAATTGTTTTGCATCTAGAAGACTAAGTTTTTCAGGATTTTTTTCTGTTTTCATTAGTTTTTTTACTGCTTTTCTAGTATTAAATAGTAATTCGAGAACAGTTGGTAATACACCAGGTTTATCTGTTTTAGCAAAACGTCTCCACTGTATTGTTCCATCATTTTCTTTAAAGTTTGAATTATAATATGTAATACCTTTTAAATTATCATATTTATCATCTAATACAATTGTTTCATGACTCATATTTTTTTGACGCATACATGATGGGTACAGTGAAGCAAAATCCTTTGTTGCCAATGCTTCATATGATACTCCTGGTATTGGGTCAAAAACAATAGCTCCTTCATAACCATCTTTTTTTATGAATTCCATTTTATATTTATTAAATTTAAGTAAATCATTTTTACCTCTTTTTGGTTTATATATTTTACCATTAATTTTTTTAACTTTTATTAGGTATTCATAATTAGTGCCTTTTTTCTTTTTTAATACTTCTTGATCTTCCTCTTCTTCATCATCATCATTTCTAGTATAAGGAGATCTAATAATTTCTCCTTCATATATATTAGTCATATATTCGAATGTGACTTTTCTTTTAATAACAGGAAATAGATATTTATAATTTCTATAAAATTTAAGTGAAGCTGAAAATATTAAAATACCTTGTCCTCTAACAAATAAATATGATAAAGGTGTAAAAGTTAGATTAGCAAATTCTATGTTTTTTGTAACAACTTCCAATTTATTTATTAAAAGATTTACTAGCCTACAATCTTTTACACAGTATTTTGCTACTTTAGCTCTTTTAGCTGAATCACCTGAAGCCCAAAGATTAAAAATATCTTTTGCAGATACATCATCTTTTGCTTGTGACCAAAATAATTTCCCCAAAGAAAAATCGACTTCTTTTTCTAAATCATCATTGGAAAATACATCAAGTGTTTTATTTTCTTTATCTATTTTCTTAACAATACATTTTTCACCAATAAAATCTGTTACAAAACTTCTTATTAATTCTAAATGTATATAATCTTCCAAGTATATATCATTTATATTTGTACAATACAATTTGTACATATTCTTATTTATCTTTTCTAAACTTTTAATTTGTCCTCTTATAAAATGTGACGCTACACTATCTAATCTATAGCTATTTAATTTATTATTTTTTTGAACATCTTTCATCAAATCAATATGTACTCTTCCAGGTGTTACCCAAAATTTTAATTTATTTTCACCTAGTGCAGATGATGCTAGAGTCATTTCTTTCCATCTACATTCATAATCTTTCATTTTACTTAAATAATTAACATTTATTTTTTCATCACTATTAACATTATATAATTGTTCAACTGCTCTTTCATGAATATAATTTTCATCAAAATAAAATATATTATATCCAGTAATAATATCACAATCTGATCTAATAATTTCTTTAACCCATGCTTCGACCATTTCTTTTTCATCATTATACCATTCTACAACAGCACCTATAACAGGATCTGTTTCTCCTAAACATACAATATGTTGTCTGTAAGGATCACTTTCACCTAAATATGTATATGTAGTTCCAATTTGAATAATTTTATCTTGAGATCTTTTTGCTTCAGGAAATTTTCCATCATGTGAAAAGCATTCAATATCAAATGAAGCTATTCTCAATGGAGCATTAAAATCTTTTTCAACAGGACTAATTTTCCTCCAATCTACAGATAATTCTATATCACAATATGTTTTTTTATTTTCCTCTTTTATATTTTGTTTATATTCTTCTACAGATACCCATGCACATCCTGGTATATCTCTTATATGAAAACATCTTAACATAGGGGGTAAATTTGCTTCAAATGTTTTAAAATTATAAGGTTGTTTAAAAAGTTCTGGAATATATAGATAATTTTCTTCAAATAATTTCCTGTAACTTTTCATAGCATAATAATTATTAAAAATAAGTCTTGCAAAAGTGAATATTCTATCATTAGTAAAACCTTCTGCTTTTTTACTTTCATGTATATATATATCAACAAGTCCTGGTTTATATTTAGGCCACACTTTCTTATTTTTATCACTAAGTAACCATTTTTTTAACATTTTTACTCTAATTTTAGAATCTTTAAGTGACCATTTAGAAGGTAATTCTATGTAAAAATATGGTGTATAATTTATTATTTTAGCATAGACAGATTTTCCATTTTGACATCTACCAAATGTGTGAATTATATATTTAGGTAAATTTTTTTGTTCTGGAGATTCAGTATCAGATCCAGAATCATCACTACTATCATCATTATTTTTACTAAGTTGTTCGTGCCCATCGAACCAATCATATATTTGAAATTCTATTATCATTATACATCTTATATATTATGAAGATTTCTTTTAATCAATTTTTATTTAGAATTTTTTTAGTAAAAAAAAAATATAAATATATTTAATGGCATTTAATGATAAAGAATCTTTAAAAAATTTGCAATCTAATATTGCTATAGATGATAATAACATAAGGAAACGTAACGGGGATTGGGTAGTTATAATAGATGAAGAAAATGCTATTGTTGAAAATAAATCAATATCTTCAAATAATGATTATATTGAAAAAAAAGAACCGAAATCTATTGATATAGATAGAAGGTTAAACTCGCTGGTGTACGATACTTCAAATTATGATGATTCTATTTGTGATTTTTTTAAAAATGTTAATTTAGATGATGTATTAGAATGTTTATTAATACCTATATCTAATATTATAATTTTTTTGCAAAAAAATTTAGAAGTAAATGAAAACAATAATAATTTACAATTAGTATAATTAAATAAATATTAATTTAATTATATAAATTAAGTTTTTGACTAATAATTTTATTTAATCAAATCTGTAATAAGTTCATTTATTTCACTTCTATAGTATTCATAGTAAGCATCTATTGAATCATTTTTTTCTAATATTTCAAATTCTTCATTAAAAATTTTTTCATTTATTTCATCTAAATTTAATGAATTATATATTTTATCAATAGTTAGTAATATATATTTAATTGAATATTCTATAAAATATGCAAAATATAAATTAGTGTTTTCAAATGTTTCAAATGTTTCAAATGTATTTTTAGTAATCACATTAAATTTTTTTGAAAATATTTTTTCATTCATTTTCATTTTAATAACAAGTTTATCTTTTATATATTTTTTATTAAATGGGTTATATATTATGTGAAGTAAATCATCAAATATATCATTAAAATCATTATTTTCAATATCTAATTGTATATACAAGTTATTAATATGATCATATAATTTTTTAAATGCAGATAATTGATTTTTTGTAATTTTGATGTAATTAATTTCATCATCATATGTTCTAATTAATTTTATTAAATTTGATTCTATAATTTCTAATTTTATATTAGAATCATTTTTAAACTTATTTGTAACATTCTTACAATTTTGTAAATTATTTTTTAAATCTTCTAATTGATGACTTAACTTTTCCAAATCTTTATACAGTTCATTTTTCTTTTTTGTATTATAAAAATCAGTAAATATTTTAAAATTATCACAATATTCACATATTTTAGCACCAATATATGTGTATTTATTGTTACAATCTATGATAAATTGTTTCTTTTCTTTTTCAGAAATTAAAGTATTGCTATCACAACATTCTTTTTCTCCTTTTGATTCTATAAATGTAATAGCTTTTTGTATATTTTTTATGTTTTTTTTATAACGAAATTTATTGAAATGTTTTTTTACTATAATATTTATAATTTTAATACAAGCTTTTTCTCTATTAGACTTTTCAATTGCTAGTTTAAATATATAATTTTCATCATTATTAGTAATTGCATTTTTCCTTTTTTTTCTTTTTTTTTTCTTTCTTTTTTTGTCAATACAATTTTTATTTAATTTTTCTTTTAATATATTTGCTGAATTTTTTTTTATTTCAAAATCTTTTATATATGAATTATCTGTTTTTT